AATCAAGGCTTTTACCTCCACCTTTTCCCGGCTTGGTCTTAACCCTCGAACGAGGGGTAGCCTGTGCTAATTTATTAATTTCCATATTTTCCATTTTCTATTTTGTTAATTTACTTTAAATTCCTCCACATCCACCAATTCTTTATTTTTCGCCAAATTCTCGACTTCATCTCTTCGATATCGTGGCGTTTTTATAGCAGGGAGGCGTACGGGGAGTAATATCTGATGAGTCTCTAAATGTCTTAGGTAGCGATATCCCGCCGTCATACCCAATCCTAGAAACCTACAGACTTCACTGCCTCGTAGTAATACCGATTTATTTATATCTCGTTTCATATCGTCATCATTTGCAAATATTTCGACACAGCAACGAAAAAAGCGAAATAGTATAAACTTAATTTTTTTATTATGAAAACTTGACATAAAGTGAAATGAATTGATATAAAGCAATTGAATTAAATCTGCCCTAACTCCCGAGCAATAAAACAGAACAAAGAAAAAATGAAAAATGACGAAACCCAATATGCAGTCTCAACCCGCATACCAACTGCGACATATCGCAAAATGGAGAAATTAATTTCTCTAACTAAAAAAACAACCGCAAGCCTGGTTAATGACGCAATATGCGAATACCTAGATCAGGTATATGACAAAAAATACAAACCATCAAAATCAATGCAAATCGATCAGTTTGCAGTAAATATAGAAAGTAAATGATATATGAATAACTCCCCTGCTAACATCTCTTACACGGATGGAGAAATGAAGACGGTAGTGTTCCCGGAAGTGAAAAAGGGAGACCTTAAAAACATTAAGGTCGATGGAGAGCGAATAATGCAAATCCATGACCTTGCGAAGAATGTAACTAGACAAAATCAACAAATTCGGTTCATGGCAATAGTATGCACGATACTTTGCGTTGGTATGGTAGGCATGGCAATATTTGTCACTAGTTGGCTACTCTCCCACGAAAGTGCGATTGAGCGAGTTCTAAATACCAGAGACTCCTCCAAAGAAATCCGAGAGCTTACATCAACGAACCGCATTTACGCTAAAAAGTTATCCGATGAGGGCTGGCTTTGGGCACATGGCACTTGGACAAACAAATAGTGGCAACAGATTGGCAACAAGGCCTCAGGTCTCAGTGTTAATGCGATTGACTAACGCATTACAAGTGAGGTGCTCTACCAGCTGAGCTAAGGTGGCGAATTGAATAAACACAGTACCAAAACCTAGTGTTTATGCAAGATTAATCGCATTAAACCCTTATGGAATGGGACTCTTTTAGCCGAAGAGTCCTTTTTTATTTACACCACTAAGTATCATGATTACTCATAAATTTACATATTTTATGGCAACACTTATGGCAACAGATCAAAAAAGGATGGCAACACATGAAAAAGTACAAGAGAACGGTAAGGGGTAAAACTAAATATGTGATTGATGTTATGCATCACGGGAAAAGGCGAAGAAAGTATTTTTCTTCTTTTTCAGAGTCTCAGTTATTTGAAGGTAGTAAACTGAATGATTGGCTTTCAAGTTTTGATGACGAACCGGACGGACATAATACTACGGTTTCTGTAGGAATAAAGAAATACCTAGAGAATTATCAATCAAGATACCCAAAAGCTAGGTGGAGCCATATTGAGTCTAGGCTAAGTTATTTATTAAAGTGGGGACTTGGGAATCAGAAAATTGATTCAATTGATGTGCAATACATTCAGCGAAAGGTGGAGGAGCAATCTTCATGGAAAACTGCTTCCACGAAATACACTTATAAGAATCAATTTGTAATATTTTTAAATTGGTGTGGCTTGATGGGATACTGCCAGAAAACGAAATGGGAGATTAAAACATTAAGAATGCCACCCAAAGAACGAGAAATTGGAATTTTAACTCCCAATCAAGCTCAGCTATTACTTAAGGAGGATGGGGAGTATCGTGCTCGATCTTGGCAAAGTTACAAGCCTGCAATTGCTATTATGCTATTCGCAGGACTTCGACCGCAAGGAGAGATGGAAAAATTAGATTACTCTCATATAAAACATGGTGAATCAATTAGCGTTCCTGCATCCAAGACACCCGCGCGACTAATTACTAACCTACCGGATAATTTATGGGAGTGGATACCTAAGGATAGAAGTGGCCCTGTAATGTCGTCCTGGCAAGGAATGAGTCAAAGTCGGACGAGAGCAGTTAAGAGGCTTGGATTTAAATATCCGGCAGATGGAGCAAGGCATAGTTTCGGCTCTTATGGATACTGGATGTATGGGCTTGAATGGACGATGCATACCATGGGTCACATGAACTACGACACATTTAAGACCTACTACATGAACAAGAAAGTATCTAAAGCTGAGGCAGAAAAGTACTTCAGTATCTGTTGATCTAACAAAATAGGTCAAAAGGTCTTGCATTATGCAATATAATTATTTTAGCTTTTAAATATGCAAAAGAACGATAGCGAAGTCCTGCAGGAAGCAGTAGATGGAAAGTTGAGTGAATTCTTCGACGAGTACATAATTCTTGGAACGAAAGCTGGCAGAAAACAAAGGATGGTCATAGCGTCCGTAACACCTGGTAATAAAATTATGAAAGGTATTTATAAAAAGGTTATGGATTGGGCTTATAAAAAAGATGAAGATATGGGAAAAACTTGAGCAGTTTCCTCCTCCGTTGGTTAGGTGTTTAGCTCGTCGAAAGATGAGGGGTAGGGCAGTTAGGGCATTATCAGATCAAGAGGTTGCAATACAAAGTGACGGATTAACAACTCTGGAGGTTCGGGCGGTATCAAGTACCGAAGATTGGGACAGTATATCAATAGGCACCGCAAAGTCTTTCTGTAAGGGTTGTGGGTTTGATCCATTGTCGGCACAGGACAGGAATGGTGCTGGTGCTTACATGAGAAGTAACCCTCAGTTTGTGTACTTAAAGAATCACGCACATTGGAAGACTACATTCCTTCCTTTGGTTAAATTATTTCAGGAAAAATGCCTAGAGAAAAAGCAATAAGTGACGAGATGGTTGGTTCGGCTATGAAGAAAGCCAAGATGAATAAGCCCAAAGCTGCGGACATACTTGGTATAACCACCACTCATCTTCACCGGATAATAGGTAAGTCTGATAAACTTAGAGCGTTATACACCGAAACTCAGGTTGGTGGGTCAATCCCCAAAGAGGTTGATCTTCTAACTAGGTCTCCTGATAAACCTTTAACCGAACCAGAGGTGGTGGCATCAATAAAGCCACAGGGTGAATATATTAAAGGGTTAAAGAACTTAGGTTTATCTGATGATACAATTAGCTCAATAACTGCATTTGAAAAGTTTGAGAAGCATACAGGGTTATTAATGGTTGAGGCACTAAAAGGGTACCTTAGCCTTAATATTCAACAAAATATGCAACTATACGAAGTCTCTCAGGAATTGAAGCAACAGTTAGATGAGTCGGAAATGGATCCAGAAATGAAACTGCAGTTCATAAAAAGCCTAGTAAGCGTATCAGCAGAAATTGGAAAAGGTTATGATCGTTCACTTTCAGGTATAAATATTATGCTCAAGATGCATAACGAGGAACAATCCAAGACAAAAAAGAAAGCGGGATTTCAACCATTAAAGAACCTTCAGGAATTAAAAGCACAGGCAGATGGGTAAACTTGATAAAGACCTTTTAGCTGAAAGGTTAGGTCAGGCGGTAAATGAAAAGGAACTTAAGGATCATAAGCCTTGGACGCCCAGCCTAACTGACACCCAACAGGAGATGTTTGATTCCTCGGCTCTCTACATACTCGGATACGGAGAGCGTGGTACAGGGAAAACTTACATACTAGGAGGGCATAAACTTGTCAGGCACTTATGGGAAAATTTCAATGCACTGGCAGTAGTTATAGTAGGAATTAGGTCTCAGGCGACTATGGGGGGAGTGTGGCACAAGCTACAGACTGAAATTATGCCCCTATGGGAGGAAGGTATAGGAATGCATGTTTCAGGAGAAAGGCAAGACTCTCAGAAGAACCTATATATCGATGTATCTAATAGGTTTGGTGGAACAAGTAAAGTGGTGCTCATATCCGTACCTTATGGTGCATTCATAAAAGACAGAATTAAAGGCTTTGAGCCAAGCTATGTCTTTGTGGACGAGTTGACCAACTTAGATACACCTGACTATTTTGATGCAGTAGTTCAGCAGTTAGGTCGTAGACCGGGTATTGATTCACCAATGCAGTACACATCTGCATGCAACCCAGATGGTCCATCGCATTGGGTATATAAGAGGTTTTTCGAGAAACCCTATGATAAAGACGGAAAGTATAACTCTGATTACTTTGTTCGACACCTAAAGATAGAGGACAACCTCAAGCATCTTCCGGCAGGTTATTACGACAGAATTATGGAGGCAGTCTCCTCTGACCCTATTGAGGAGGCACGAATGGTTCGTGGGGAATGGATAGACAGACCTTCTGGTTCTGCTATATATAAACCATACTTTCTTGAGGGTATACATGTAATGGGAGGTGAGAAGGAAAGACTAATACCATCTGTGAAATATCCGATAATAACAGGTTGGGACCCAGGTTCTGTTAATAATGCCATAATATTTATGCAGAACATAATCATGAAAGGTAAGTCAGTGTGGTTAGTTTTTGATGAAATTGTTCGAATAAACGAGCATGTGCCATACACGGTTTTAGTTCCAGAGGTAATGAGGCGAATGATGTTTTGGAATAAAGAGTGTGACCATGAGTTTAAATATGTTCACATTTCAGATAATTCAGCTTTTAATCAGTATCGAGCAAAAACAGGTTCGTATGATGTTAAGGACATACAGCACATATCCCAAAGCAGGGTAGATCATTTTGAGGGTCTTGAGCCAATAAGACTAAAAGCAGCACCAAAGTTTTCAGGATCAGTTGAAGCTAGAGTTAGGTTGCTAGTAGCAAAACTACAGAACGAAGAATTTATTTTATCCGGCTCTTGCACCCACCTTAAGAAGATGTTTTTTAATTTAGTTTCTGAGCAGGAAAAAGGTAAGTATGACCCCAATATTGGCTTTAAACCTAAGCGTAGTATATATGTTCATGCCCATGACGCCCTAACATATCCTATACTTTCTTATGACGCTGGACCTGGCAGTTTAACACAGATCGGAAGCAAAACAGAGATAATGCAAATAAAGGTTTGATTTTATGACCTAAAATATTAGATTCAACTTATGGCTAATACAATATTACTTGATACAACTGATGACGAAGCTACGCAAAATGCGTTCTCAGAAGTCAGTGAGGGGCAAACAGTCGAAGTGACCTTACAGGTCTTAATTTCAGAAAAATCAGACAAGCGAATAGCAGGATCCATAAGGATGCCAGTTGATGAGGTAAGGCGCATGCAAAACGATGTTTCTGACCAAAACAACGCAAATGAAATGGAAGACATGGATGAGGGTCTAGAACCAGAGTCTGAAATACCGGGTGGTATTTTAAGAAGCATGGTAAATGAGTGAGTCTCCGGCCGCACTTGCCATACAATTGTATTATAAGAAACTGGAACTACAGGACACTTGGAATGAGCGAAGGATAAAAAGACTGTGTGGATTTCTAAGAATAACGGAGCTAGAACTAGCGGCACTACTTGGGATAAAGGAAGACACTTTTTTCAGACAACTAGCAGGCAGAAGGATATATCAACCTGCCTGTATTCTTTTAACTATTTTGGAGGACTTCCTGATCGGGGAGTATGTGGATGACACCATTCAAAATGTATTATCGGGAGCATTAAAAAATGGTAAATCTAGACATATTAAAAAAGTTCGGGTGCACGCACGACAGGCTTAGGGAAATATTCACTGAGACTGATGAGTCTACTGACAACTTCAGGATAAGGTCTAAGTTTGAAGATATGATCGAGTCAAGAGTCAGGCAGGGCATCTTTCATTCAGCAAAGCACAGTAATTTATTCATGTCCGTTGATTTAGCTTGGGATAGTCTTCCGATAAATAAATCAACCATACCATTACTTCAGTATGCTCAAGGCAAAATATCAATTGAGGACACCGTAGATTCATTAGAGACACTGGGAACCGCAGATCAGTTCTGTGAGTATGACGAAGAAAATAATATTAAAAAAATTAACATGCTACGCCTTTACGAGGTTAGCGTTAATATTATTAGGTCATATGTGACAAGAAGGGTAGCTGCTCAAGTTTCAAGATTTAGTAATTTATTTCCCTACTTTAAGTACGAACCAAGAGGTACATCTCCAGAAGATAAGTTGAGGGCTGATGCATTATCTCAAAGAGTAGAGATAATGTCTGACCAGTTTAACTATAGGCATCTTTTTGGTCAGGGTATACGAGACATGTTTATGTATGGTTTCGTTCTAATGTTCCCCGAAAGTGCGTGGAGTCGGTCTACCACATGGCGAGAGAACAAAAGCAAAAGCGAGGGTATTGAAAGTTATGTATGCAAGGAGGGGGTTAGTTACTATAAACCTCACCCCACTAGGATTATGCATGACCAATCCAAACCTCTTGCTGATATTAATACGGATAACGGTCCTGACTGGGTGGGATATTGGGATGTGATGAAATATTCCGATATATCTAATAACCCGAATTATTGGAACACGGATGATATTTCGTTTAATACAAATTTATTCGGAGCCTACGACTCCTATAAAGAGTTTTTTAGTTATTACTTATCACCAGAAACCATGAGGTTTCCTAACAGGAAGTCAGAGTGGGCAATGAAGAACGATAGAACTTCCAATACTGGGGTTTACGGCTCGGAGGATGACGATAAGGGAATATTCTTAACTAACTATTTTTGTAGAATAAATCCGGCAGAAGAAGGTATTGGAGATTACCCCCATGAAGTTTGGTTAAAGTTAGTTGTTGCAAGTGACAACACAGTGCTACACGCAGAGTTTCTTCCTAGTATTCCTGCTATATATGGCGGTTTAAACCAGAATGACGCAAGGATGGTAAACTGCTCAGTCGCTCACGAACTAATGCCATTTCAGGATCAAATGAATAATATCATGAATAAGATGCTTCATGATATGAAAATCTCTATGATGAAAATATTTGCGATAGATCAAGACGCACTTGATGACGAAGCAAAAGCATACATCCAGGACTCTTTTTCAGAGGGTTCTTTATACACTACGCCCCACGCTTTATTTTACTCGGGTGCAAAGATTGCTGATCTAGGTCTAAATGCGAAAGACTTCGTTTCGGTCATTGAGGTACAGAGCGACATGGCGGCCTCAGTCAATCAAGCAATTCAATCTACCACTCAACTACTAAATCTGGTTGAAAGACTTCTTATTCTCTCGCCACAGGAACTGGGGCAACCAGCACCTCGTGAGATATCTGCAACAGAAGTATCCGAAATAGCTACAACTACTCAGGCAATATATTCTTTTATATCAGAAGGTATAGATGAATTAAGGATGGGTGCAAAAAAGATGCTATTTGAGCATTTGGTATCTTGTAGTAGTGAAGAGTTTCAAGTACCAGTGACCGGAAGGTATACAAAGTCCATAGTCAAGAATGCAGGTTTTAAGGAAGCAAACTACGGAACTGAAGAGAGCAATTTAAATCCGCATGCTAAAAGAACTGTGATAGGAACACCTGATATACTAATGCATGAGTATAACTTCTCATCCCGTGATGGGGCAGAGAGAGCAGTAAACACACAATCTGCGCAAACCTTGGCGGGATTGCTTCAGCAGATAGTGTCCGTTCAGCCAATCATGCAGGCAGTTGGAACCGAGAAGGTATTAGAAATAATGAATGAGATATTCAGACTATCAGGAGCAGCATATGACCTGAATGTAGATACTGACACACAGGAGGATCTATCTCTTGCAAATTCTCAATTCGTAGAACAACTCAAAGAGACAGTTCCTCAAATTACACAAATACTAGAAGGTATGAACAAGGAAGTCCAAGCGATGAAGGGGGCACTCGCGCAACCTGCACCTCAGCAAGCACCCGGACCTCCTCAACAATTTCAACCAGGAATGCCACCTCAAGAAGTGGCGGGAGTACAACCACCAAATAGATAACTATGGAACAGGAACAGGAACAAGGACAAGAACAAGAAAATGTAGGCAGTTCATTAATTAATGCATTGTTTGAAGCTGTAGACGGTGAAGAACCGACTCAGGGAGAGCAGGAGGAATCTCCGGAGCAAGAAGGAGAAATGAATATTTATGGATTGAGTGATGCAGTAGAAATGGCGGTGCAAGCCCCCGAAGAGTCTGCTCCTCCAGTTACAGAAGAACCCAAGGCAGTAGTTCCGGAAAAACTTAATACCGTAGATAAAGCACTATTTGAAACTGGTGATATTCCCGAACCTAAAGAAGAATCAAGGCCAGAAGAACCTGTACAGGAAGTTGTACAAAAGGAAGAGGAAGACCTCGGTTGGTTAACGGAGGATCAAAAAAGAAGACTTGATTTAGTGGAGTTTGCTGATGATAACTTCGATGAATATAAGGGAAAGAGAAAAGAGCATATAGAGTTCTTCAAGGCACAAAAAGACTATATAGAGGCTAGGATATCAGAAGACCCTAATGCAGCTCTCGATGAATCTGATTATGATTATCAAAACTTTTTAAATCGCAAGAAACCCAAGTTTAATCAGGATGACCTAGAGCGTGTTGTTGAAAAAAGAACCCGGACTCTGGCAAAACAGGAAGCAATGCAAGAGTTGAAGCCTGAGCTAGATAAGTTAAGGTCTGAACAAAAAAGGCAGGAAATTAAACCAAGGGTGGAGGAATTAAAGAATAAGACTATGTCTGATATCAAAAATTTAATTCCCGAGCAGATGAGGAATACTATTAATAACAGTGGTGTTGAGGCAGCTTATGAGGAAAACCCAGTGCAGTACGAAATAGTGAATCGCATAATTACGGCTCATCAGAGCGCAATGTTTGCATTTCATGAAATAGCCAATGGGTATAGTAAATTTGATCAAACTAATCCAGATCATGCAAGACTAGCAAGATGGGTTGATCAACTTGAGGCAACTATGCCCGAAAAACAGGGCAAGAAATTTGTGAATATTAATCAATTCAATCAATTGCCAGTAGTTGAACAAAAAAAGGTATACACGCTAACTGCGGAAGAGGTGGTTGATTACGCCAATAAGAAAGCAGGGGAGCATATCAATCACGAAGTAAATTCTTTTGAAGAAAAGTTAAGAAAGTCAGGTTACACCAAAACTGGTCAAAGTGTTGCTAGTCATTCACATACGCCTAGCCCTAAGCCTGTTCGATCAGCACCTAGGGAGGGTCATGTGTTATCATCACCCAGGCAATCAACTGAAGAAAAGAACCCTGTATTGTCTGCACTTGGACTGTAATTTTAAGTTGTAAAACTTAATTTTAAAAAGAAAAAGAAATTAGCAATAGTATACTTTTTAAAAAAAATTAGAAAAAATTAACTTTCCCACATTTTAGCGAGTTTGTCCGCTAATATATATGTACTGACCTAATAATATAGATCATTAACACATATATAAAATGGCAAATCCATATGATAACTCGCAATTAGCGCAACCAACGGCTTCAACGCCAGGGACTCTTCAAAAGGCTCCGGGTGCGATTGATGGGTCAGGCAATTTCCTGCCCCGCATCGTAAAAGTAGATTCATCTACAGGTTGCACACTTACTAACGCATCCATTAAGGGTATGACTCCAGCAGAATTTGAGGGTCTATCAAATAAGGAAATCGACTTGGCTCGTGTAATCGCATCTGCAGCCGAAGCAAAAATCTTAGGAGTTCAAGAAAGAGGACTACCTACCTTGCTTCGCAGTAGTATAACGAACATTAAGCCTTTGTTGAATCAACAGAAAGTGGAGATGCAATCTCTTATACTTCCTTACATTCAGCGTCGTCAGCGTTCGTACATCAATTCCAATTACTTTGCTGGCAGTGGCGGGCAAGCAAATGCCGGTGCAGGCCAAAATGGTGCACATGCTGGGCTTTGGGAATGTTCTGTTGATGTTGGAGACTCTCCTTGGGCAACTGACATCAAACTTATTAATCGCTACTTCCTTCCTGGCAGTACCGTTATTGTAAGTTCTTGGGATGTTTCAACGAAAGCGGCTAAAGATTTGGTATTTAAAGTGGTTTCTAGTTCTGATGCGACCGTAGGTCAGTCAACTAAGGCAACTCTTGTTCTTGAGCCAAATATTACTTCTTCTGCATACTCAGCACTCGATGCCGCCGGAAAAGCAGCTTATCAATTCGTAGTTGGCGTTGTTCAGACTGGTGCAAATTCAGTTAATGATTATGAAGAATGGTGTCACAACCAACCTTCCGATTTGAGTCAACAGCTCATCGTTAATTGGCTTCAAACTACTCGTGAGTCACGCATTGTTGATGACCAGTACAAGGCAACCTTGGAAAGTATCATGGGCGGTAAAGTGAATCCGTTCTTACAGAACTTTGTTTATCAACCAATTGCCGAGCAAAACAAACGTGCAAGTCAGCTTTCTGATGAAGCATGGATGCGTTCGGTTTGGTACGGACAGAAGATTAATGAGCATCAAACTCCGGAAACCTACATGAATCTTCCATCAGTGGTTGATCCAGAAGGTGCTCGTAATGGTTCTGCTTCTTACGGCTCTGATTGCGTACTTGAGTACAAATCAAATGCCCTTGGTCTTCATACTCAACTTAAGGATGCTAACCGCATTGTTGATCGTCAGGGAGCAGCACTTGATTTGGATTACTTAATTCAGCAGCTTTACTACCTTAAACGGAATCGTGAAGCTGACGGTGATTCGATTTCCGTAATCGATGTTATGACTGATCGTATTACTGCGAACAACATCTTCACTGTAATGAATAATTACTACAAAGCGAAGTATGGTTGGGACACAGTTCGTAATGTTGATATCGACAAGAAGATTACCCATGACGGAATAATGCTTTTCAATTACAATAAGTATGACATTCCAGAAGTTGGTATTCAGTTGGCGGTCTTCCATGACCAGTACTTTGATGACCTAATCTCAGCTACACCAGTAGATGACGGATCAGGAGACAATGATTTTCAGTCTCGTTCCCGTTGCATCTGGGCACTTGATTGGTCGGACATCAGAGTTGGAGTTGCAGGAACCAATTCGGTTACTCGCAAGAACCCAGCACCTGAAGTCATGGACGCTTATCGTTGCCGAATGAATGCGGTAATTAAGGAGTATTCGCTTCGTTCTACTACCTGGACAACCATGATTGACCGCCCACAGCGTCACTTGGTAATTCAGAACTTTAGTTCGGCAAATCCCACGATTTCCACTTCCTAACCCCTTCTAGTTCCTAGTTCATAATTGGAGGGGGGTACTGCGTAGTGCGGGACCCCCCTTCTTTTTTAATTAATATGAAATACTTATATACAAACAACGCTACTCAGGAGTATAAGGCAAAGGGCACAAAAAACTATTTTAAGTTTGAAGCAATACAGACCCACGGAGGCTGGGTTGGTGTTTTAGAAGCGAATGAGAATTTAGCAAAATCATTAATAGAGGAAAGTCCCCGGTCTATAACCGAGGTCGATAAAACCTTTTACGATGAGATTATAAAAAAAAAGTACGAGAATCCCAACCTAAGGGTAATTCAAGTCTCAATGGATCCGTCGAAACCAGTCCACGCAGAGTACAAAGAGAAGGCAGTGGATGCGGAGTATGCGGAGGTTGAAGAAATTGAAGTCAGGGTAATAGAAGAAAAACCAAAGACAAAATCGAGAAAGAAAAGTAAGTGAACAAAGAACTAATTGAGGAAATTGCTCCAGTTATTGGTGTTAATGGCGGGGTGAT